AGTTAAGCCCAGAATCTCTAGGGTTCCATCAGTTGTTCCATTTACCTCAACACAGAATGAACCTGCATCTGCCTTTGTATCACCATACAATGTATCACCAACAAAGAAAGAAATCAGTGTTTCACTGGTATATGTGACAGCGGCACCAACCGTCATAACAAGTGCCTGTTTCTCAATGTTAAAGTTAGTTAGTCCAGTTCCTTGAGTGGCAGTGTTGGTAGTAAACTTAAGTCTCATATCCAAATCTGTTTCATCAGTATCTGGTTCAAATCTAAAAACTGATCTTACAATACACGAACTACCGGGTTTTGCTCCTGCCAATGAAAACTCTGTCTGCCCTGTACCGATTGTAGCACCTGTACCAACCCAAGGATCACCACTGTTTGCTTCATCCATACAAGTGGGTTGATGATTATATAATCCATTAGATGCTACTTGTGGCATAATAAGTGTCCACTCCCCCTCAACAATTTCTTGTGTTGTATTTGCAACACCAACTGTGTAATAATCAGTTGTGTAAGCATAGTATCCTTGAGCTTGATCGATTACATAGTCTCTAAATCCTGTAGATGCAATACCAACAAAATTTGAACCATTGTGTTGTAAGAGTTGCCCTTCAGTACCATCATAAGGATCACTTTGAGAAGCGATTGTTAGATTCTCATACACCTGGAATTCAAGTACATCACCATCATTGACCGCTGGTGTCATCGTAACACCAGTTCCTGTTGTTGCTAGGTAGTCAGTACCACTCCTCTGTTTAACACCATTCAGATATACATCAATAAACCCAACGCCATATCCATCAGTAATGGTAAAATTAGTTGTGACACCACTAGATGTCTCAACTTGTCTTCTAATTGTGCTGGCAGGAATATCAATAGTGACTGTGTTTCCTGAACCGACAATACTGGATACCCCAGCACCAGTAAATTTGAAATCGGTAAATCCAGAACCAATACGGAAATCACCTTGTAGAATTCCAAAGTCGTGAGAAACATTGGTTAAATCGGAACCATCACCACTAAAAGATGTTGCAGTAAGAACACCAGTTACAAGTGCGCCAGTATTTGTGGTTTCAAATTTCTTGGAGTTGTTGTAATAAAATTCCTGTCCAGATCCAGAATTAAATACTGCTGAAGTTTTACTACCAGCAAGATTTTGTATGGATAAAGTTCCAGATCTTAAATGTAGATTACCAGTTCCAGCGTCGTCAATATAACTATGAGAACCATTATGATAAATTTCTAAATCTCCACCATCACCAAGTTTTAACTTATTATTATCTCCAATATTTACAGTGTTTGCAAATGTAGTTACGCCTGTTACATTAATATTGCCACCATAACTTATACCAGTTCCACCATAGTTCTCAACCCAAGGGTTGATTGTAACTACAGTAGTACCTATACCAATACCTCCAGTATCCCTTCTCAGAAATAACTTTCCGTCATAAGTATTCAGAGCTAATTCGCCTAGCTCTAAATTTGCCAGAGTAGGTCGTTTTGAAGCGACCGAAGATCGCTTAAACTTAATCTTTGGGGATGCCATTATGTCTCGGTATATACCTGGAAAATCTGATATGTATCAGATAGTATTATTTAGAATGTGTTCTCATCGGCAGTTTTTGATGCCCTTTTTGGTTTAGCAACTTTCTTTTCTAACTCAAGAATCTGCTGATTGAGAACCTCAATAGTTTGTTGATATTTCAATTCTCTTGCCTCTAAAGCAATGTTCTGATTAATTGCCATTGAATATTTGTTTTGATATACTGTAATCAAATTCTTATAATCTTGTTCATCCATAAAAAAAGAGGGAGATTAACTCCCTCTATTTAGAGTATGTTATTGAGATCAGAACGATCCGCCGTCGATAGTTGTGTTGGTGAGAACAATTTCACCACTAGAACAACTCAGAACTTCCTGAGTTCCGCTACAACCGCTGATGTATAATCCAGCCATTTCCATAACACCACCAGCATTATTAGTCAGAACACCTGTGGACTCAGATACATCTTGAGAAGCAACAATTCTTGAACTACTGTCATCCCAGTATAGTGCTGCCTTCTTAGCAGAAGACGTGTAGTAGTTAAAGATAACACCAATATCTACGTTGAGGTCAGAAGATGGTGCGGAACCATCAACCATACCCAGTTCCAGAAGTTGGTCTTCAATGGTTGTTTGTGAAGTATTGACCTGTGTAGTAGAACCATTAACAATCAGGTTACCACTAACAGTGAGGTTCTGAGCACATTGAACAGCACCAGTGCTATCTGTGATAGTAATAGCAGTAGTTCCGTCGTTTGCTTGTACGTTTGTTGCCTTTACAGTTGGAGTGGTTACTGAGGTTGTAACGGTAACTGCTGAAGGAAGACCAATAGTAATAGTCTGACCAGAAGCAGAAGTTTCAACCTCATTTGATGTGCCAGCAATAGTTAGTGATTGCGAATCAAGGTCAACAGCACCTGTTCCAGAATCACCAGCAAAATCTAAATCTTCTCCAGTAACTGTACTGTCTACATAGTCCTTAACAGCAGCAGAAGTAGGAATAGTTGTATCATTATCGTTAGAACCAATTCCCTCTGATTCAATAACTAGTGCTGCAGCAGCAAAGTCGGCAACCTCAATATTTGAGATTGAATTGCCAGTTCCATTAGCATCAAAAGTCTTATTAGTTAATGTATCACTTGATGATGCTGTAATAAATGCGGAAGACGAGTTGTCGTAGTTTGCAAGATCGTTATCAACAACCAGGTCAATAGTACCGTCACTGTCCTGATAAGTTGCAGTAATCAGTGTCTCAGTATTACTCCCAAACATTGCGCCAGCAATGTCTTGGATTCTCTCTGCCTGAAGTGCAACTAAACCACCAGCAGCAACTGTGAAGTCTGCTGTTGTAAATGATGCAACACCAGCATTAGTTGTGCTGGCAATTTCTGCAGCAATAGTGATTTGATCATTACTAACTGTGGTATCAATACCTTCACCACCAGAAAATGTTAAGGTTCCGCCAGTGCTGAATGTATCGTTAGTGCCAGAATCTGCAGCAATAGTAAAACTAGATGAAGCAGGTGCGGAAAATGATAGTCCACCATTACCATCACTGGTAAGGAGGTCTCCGTTGTTGCCATCATCTGCTGGCATTGTCAACGTATAACTTGCTGCCAGAGAATCTGGAGATTTGATAGTAACGGAATTAGTACCGTTGTTGGTTCCTTCTACAAGTTTTACACCACTACCAACAGTAGTAGTATTAACTTGCCAATATCTACCAGAACCTACAAATTGGTTATTATTTGCTGTTGAGTCAATACCTACATATAGGTCGGTTGCGTCTGTGACGAAACCCGGTTCACCTGCCCTTAATCCAGGGAGATTAGCAAGAAGACCTCTCTTAAACTGAATTACAGGAGCTGCCATTTCTTAAATTACTTGTCGCTTTGCTTTATTTATTTATATTTAGAATGAACCGCCATCAACACCACGAAAAGACAAATTATCAATATCAATTTCTGCTTCAATTTTATCAACAAAATCATCTGGTAAATCGCCATCAAGAACTTGATCGCTACTTAAAATACTATCTTTGGATGCTAATGTGTATTGATTCGTCTCATAGCAGACCAAATGTTTGTCTTTGAAGCGGTTTAGAGTTCCAAAATTTGTATTGGATACATCTCTAAGTCTTCTTGGCATCAGACAAACCCTCCACCATCAAGATTATCAATTGTAATATCTCCAAGATTAATTTCTTCTTCAAGTTGGTCAATGAATTCATCTGGAAGATCATTATCTTCTACAGACTGACTCAGTGCCACATCAGGATCTACAAGCTTAAACTTGTCTGAACTTGAATCATAGACCAAAATAAAACCATCTTGAGGATTCGGGACATCAACATCACCAAATTCCTCTAGTGTAGTGACAGGACGCAAAGATTTTACTGATTTTTTAGTTGTGGACTTCTTTAGAATAACTCTATTTGCTGTTGATGCTTGTCTGATTACTGGCATAGTTTTACGTGCTAATACCTGCTGTGACCATTGCCATTCCTTCTACTAGTCTAGATTTTGCACCAGTAGAAGAAGTAAGTCTAACATCATATAAATGTCTACCTGGACTGAGACTTCCAGTAACTCCACTTGTCATTGCAATAGAAACTACTCCCGTTGCACCAGTAATATTGACTGTGAAACTAGTGGAAGATGTAGATTCTGGATGTTTTTTTATTTTTGCTTCACCTGTAAATCCAGCAAGATTAGATGCAGAACCATCAGATTCTGTTGAACTAAAAGTTTCTTCAAAGTCAGAACCTTGTGGGATAACTATGTTTATGACAGGATTTGCAGCCATTTTTCTTTTTTAATTATTTAGGTTCTTCCTTTACTTTCTTCAACATCTTCTGTAAGTCAGCAGTCGAACCAACAAACAATGCATTGGTAACATTTGTCGGTCCTTTTGGTGTTGATTCTTCAACATCTTTCAATTTCTTCTGAAGTTCCATCAATTTATCAGTAGCGTCAGAAACACTCTTGATTAATTGTCCAGCAACTTCATATGCCCTAGGTTGTTCTGTCTCTTGAGCGAGTTCAAGAATGCCGTTGATTGCTTCTTGACCCTTTTCTATAATAGAATATAAATTACCTCTGGTATATTCATAATCTTTTTTTATATCTTCTGCAGATAATGCAGGTTTTTCTATTTTTGCTTCTTGTTTTTCAACAGGCATAACCTCACTAGTAACATTGAATGTATCATTCAATTCATCAAATTGTTTAGACATATCAATTTAGAAAAAGTTAGTAGTTGTGCCGTCAAATCCGAAGTCATCACCCATTTCAATGAGTGCCGTATCAGCAGCAGTAATTGCCTTGATAGGTTGACCCTTAACGTGCTCCTTGATAGTTGTATTATCTCTCCCTCTTTCTACTGTAATCTTATTACCATCAATTGCCTTGACATATATTTCTTCACCATTAATTTCATAATATGCATCTGCTGACAATGCTGTTCCATCATCAACCAACCATACATACTCTTCTAAATCTACATCTTCTGCGAGTAGAGTAGAAACTGAATCGTCGTAGTCCTTGATTGCTCTTGGAACAACAGTATATTGCGTTTCTCTCTTGGACTTTGCCTTGTCTCCAGAAAGATACGTAAGAGTAGCAGTCTTGATGGGTTCTGCCTTGGACACAGGACCAAACAAGTAAGTCTTTGCAGAGAATCTTAGTGTATAGAGAAGAACTCTTCTGCTGGTAAAGTCGCCATCGTAATCATCTTGCATTGTGATGTTCTCTAGCACAACAGGAACATCTCTCTTTTCATTAATCTCATCAACCAGTTCTACAGTTAATGTAAATGCTGGTTGAAAATATGGTAAAATTTGCTCTACAATTTGTAGTGCATCATCATTCAACTTAGACATAATGCTAAGTTCAAAAGTCATATTATAAGGAACTGGTGTATATACTTTCTTTACTGTTCTGTTTGTGTTTGGATCTTTTACCTGAATGGTTCTAGTAGAAGTCAACTTACGACTTGAGTCATAAGTCAAACTAGTAAATTCAAACGACATCCTTGGCAAAGATAAGGATGTGCTCTTATTTAGATCTGGTTCTTGCTCAAGTCTTGCTAAAAACTTCTGAGTAGGACCATATGCTAAAGGAACCTTCAAATTGCTGACAGTATTATCAGAACCATCTTTCTTTTGGATGGAGATATTATTGAAGAGAGTACCAAAAGATATGATAGTCCTTCTCAATATTTCGTGGTAAAAGTATTCAAACATAGTTTATCCTCATCGATTTATTTATGGAATTCCGAAAGGATTACTTTCACTGAAGTCGAGAATACCATCGGCTTCTAATTCAATATCAGCATTATCTGCATATCCATCATCGGCAGGATCATCGTCAATGGTCAAAATTGTATGTATAGCACCTGATGTTCCACCAGTAATTTGTTCACCAACTCTAAACGTACCAGAAACATTACCAAGTTCAAGAATATTAGTGGTTGTGTTCCAAACTCTAACTCTTGCCGTTGATCCGCTTATTTCGCCAGTAATAACTTCATTGTACTCAAATGTACCTGAGGAAGTTGAAGGTGGTTCGGAGAATGTAATAGTAGGTGCAATAGTATATCCCAAACCAGCATTAGTGAATTGAACTGCCGTGACACTACCACCAGCGCCAATGATTGCTGTAGCGGCAGCAGAGACGCTAGCAGCACCAGTAAAGGTAACCGTTGGTGCAGATGTATATCCGACACCACCAGACGTAATAGTAACAATTCCAATTCCACCATTGCCAATTGTGGTATGTGCAGTAGCACCAGTTCCAACATCAGAGATAAATTCAACTTCTGGTGCGACGGTATAACCTGCACCAGCATTTATGATACGAATATCTGTAACAGCAAATCTATCCATTACAACAGTAGCGATACCTGTAATACCCCCTGATGGAGCAGAAGAAATTGCTACAATTGGTGCAGTAGCATAATATGCCCCTTGACTGCCAATAATAATACTAGTAATGCCAGAATTTACCAAACCAGTAACAGCAGAAGCGGTAGTAGCAGTTCCTACTAAAGTCATAGTCAAAGAACCACCTAGTATTGTAGATGTTCCTACTTCAGAAATTCCATCAGAATCACTGCCAACTAAAGTGTCATCAATAACATCAACACCAGTATCAATAACTTCATCCTCATATCTGAAGAGTTCACACCTCAATTCATAAACATAGTTTTTCTGCAACTGATAAAATGGTTTTTCGTGTTCAACAAACTTTATTTCAAACATCCTATCGCCAAGAGGCATATAAATGATATCACCTTCTTTTGGTCTAGATGTTAGATTTAGATTTGCTTTTCCTTCAGTTAATGGTGCAATATAATTTTCATATCTTTCTTTAGAGATGATGAAGGTCATCTCTTGCTTTGACTCTATACCAAACTTTGACAACAGAGTTGTATTATCGTCATAACCTTCATAGTTCTGAACGTATGCCTCAATAGGATATGCATCCTCAAATGAAGATTGAATGACTTCTTCAATAACTGTATTTGTAGTCAGGAAAGAACGGGGGAGATAATATACCTCTACTCCATACATTCTCAACTGTTCATTTATCAAGTCTTGAACAAGACTCTGCTCACCTCTTGTACCCTGAATAAAAAATGGATTTAGCATATCAACCCACCATATCTAAAGGAGGAAGTTCATATGTGGTCATCATTATTTCTTTGATATCATCAAGTTCTTTTTGGGCATCATCATAGATTTGTCTACCGTTCAATTCTACGCCACCAGGTAATTTGACTCCCTGGAACTTGATTAGATTCATACCCCATTGTCTCTTGATAAGAGCAGTTACATACTTCTTGAGGAATGAATCATTCCATACTCTTGGATAATCACTTGGATCAATCAGACGATAGCAATCAATAATGAGGAAATCATTTGGTTTTAGATTTCTCCAATCAATATCAATGTACAATCTATCTTGTCTCTTATTGAATCTAATTTGCTTCTCTGTTGTTAGTAGAAAATCTAACTCAGATTGATACGTCCTACCCAGATAATAACTTAATTGGTCAGCACCACAAAAGTTCCCCATACCATCTAAAAACTGGTTTGGGAACATAGTTCCTGGATAATTAATGGAACCATTACTATACCCACCGAAGTGGAATATCTTAAATACTCCAAGCACTGATGGGGGAATTTGAATGAAATTACTGTTTTCGTAAATGTCGAAGTTTATTGCATTACCTAAAACAGTAGCAGATGTTGTTTCAGTTGTAATACCAGCAATAGATGAATTGCCACCAGGTGCTCTACCTCTATCAATATCCCCCTGTGTTACTTGATACTTTAGAAATGTTTGAATAACACCATCAAAATGTCTTTCGTGAAAATACTGCAACGCATCATCAATCAAGTCATCAATTTGCTCCTCAGCAACGTTGATTTCAAGTACAGGAGCTCCAAGCTGCCTTTTACAATAATCTGATAATGTCTGTCTGCTTGTAGGTTGTGCCATTTAGTTGCATATTTACCTATATTCTTATTTAGTCGGTAATCCTATAAAGGACATAGTCTCCTGCTGCTTATAGTATAGTTTACAAAATGACTTTGCAATATTTTGCAATTCTTTTATATTTTCGCAAGACTCAATTTCATTTGCTATTTTTGTATATTCAAAACTTTTTGTGAGATTTGAGAGTACAATTGTATCAGGATCCATTGATTAACTCCTTGAGTAAATTTTTGATTTCAGAGATATCAGACTTCATAGTAGCAACTTCTTGCTCTAAAGACTGTGCCTTTTGATTCTTTTTTGCTTTCGCATTACGCTGGGCAATATAAGAATTGTAACCGTTTTCATCGATATTTACAATAGAATTATTAGAAGGATCTCTCAGTAAATCTGAATGATCCTTCACGCCGTGATAATCCATATTATGCTAATGCAATAACTCTAAGGTCTTTGATTCTTGGAACATAGACCTGACTAGTAGAAGTTGCTACCAACTTGATTCTATAGAACTTGAATGATGGGAGGTTGTCCATAGTAAATGTGTACTCGCTATATTCAAGATCTCTGCTTTCAAACCCAAGAGTATTTGACTTTTGAATCAATGCATCTGGGAGACCATTGCTATCTTTAGTATCAATTACCTCACCCCTATCATTTAGATTTTCATAACCAGGGAATGGGATGAATATTGGGGAACCATTCGGTTCTTCACCTACTGCATAGAATGCTCTGATATCATTATAACTGTTAATGTGTGCGTTCAAAACAATCTTCAGAGAAGTTGCTGGATTTTCAAGTGAAATCTCTCTTGAGACATACTGGAATGCACTTGGGTCAGTATCAATACCATTGACTCTAGCATCAGTTGCATAGTCTGTAATTGGTTGGTCAACTCTGTTTGTAGTCAGAATTGTATTGATTCTTTGGGCATCAATGATAGGACTCAGCCTAGAATCAATGGTGTTGAGAGACATTCTCATAGACAGTGATTTATTGCCTGGAGAAGTGCTCAACTTATCATCTTCATTTACCTTAGAGAACACTGCTCTTGGGGTAGTCATAAAGTTGGGTTTGTTCAGTTGAACGCTCTCATATCCGTTATTGACGTATGGAACTTCATTACCATCAAGACTTTGTGTGGTTGTTGTTCTTAATTCGGCATTGATAGTTGTACCTTGTGGGTTGAACAACTGAACCATCGGTGTTATAACCTCAAAAGGTATATTCTGAGTTGCTCTAATGTTATAACCACCAGTCTCCTTCACGTCCTTCACATACAATGCAGGATATGTAACGTTGTTGCTTCTATCAACATTATTAACACCTACACCCTGACTGAAGGTTTCCGCCATATTCAACTTGATATGATATGAATCAAATCCGATTGGGTCTGGTTTAGTAACATCTTCAAGATCATGAACCTTATTGATTCTTGCAAGGTTGACACCATTCAATTCATACTTATAAACAAGAGTTCCGATTGGATATGTTGCCTTGTCTACACCTCTAGTGATTGTGCCGCCAATGATATTAGAACCACTGACTTCAGTATACTCAATGATTTCATTACCAATCTTCAGATAACCTGCATTGGTTGTGCTAACTGGAGCATTTTCAAATGTACCGAATGCTGAATTATCATCAACAGAGATAGCAGCAGTCGAACCAATCTCATATGCAACAGACAGTTTTGTTGGCGGTACATCTGATTCTGCGTTGAAAATTTGAACCAGATTGTCTGCATAGTTCATACCATGGTTTTGATGAGTAACCTTGATATGCTCACCATCAGAAAGAACCTTGATTGAATTAATCTTACCAGTTCCCTTTCTCTGAGGGTCATCAACATGATAATTGAATTCTGTGCTGATACCAGAACTGTTGATATATGTAATAGTATTAGCAGTACTAACAACGAAATCACCTTGTACGTGATTGAAGAAGAGAACAGAAGTAGCACCTACACCAGCAACAGTAAACTCAACACCACTACCAGCAGTTCCACTACCAATAGTTGTAATACCAAGAACGTCACCAATCTGATATCCAATACCACCACCAATATCTGTGGTAATAGTTGCAGCGATTGCTACACCAGCATCAATAGTAACATCTGCTCTAGCACCGGAACCCTTACCAGTGATCGTAGTAAGTTCTACACTATTGAATGAGTGCCTACCCGAAACTGGGGTGTAACCTACACCAGCACTAGTGATAGTTAAATCTCCTGTAGCAGACGCACCAACACCAGTCAGAACACCTGTTGCAAGTGTATTCATTTGTTGGAAAGTGTTGCCAACTTCAAAACCACCATCTGTAAATGCAGAAGTACCAATACCAACACCGATTCTCAGTGATCTATCTTCCATCATAATTGAGTCGGGCATCAGAGTTGTAATCTGATGATTACCAACAGCAAGTTGAGGACTGTATACTTCAACAGTACCACCTTCTTCAAACTCTGCCCTATACAGATTGAATTTCAAGTCTTCCCACTGACTTGCTTCCCAAGTACCAACGTTCTGAGACTTGAACAGATTACCCAGATATGGTTGATTGGAAATCAGTGTACCATCTTGAATATCGTTCTGACCAACTCTAGCAACAAAGAGAGAATACTCTTTGGAGTTAGTGGACACACAGATTGCATACTCTCTTCTACCTTCCAGGTATACTGGTGCCTTCATCTGGAAGACAGTTGCGATAGAACCATCAAGTGATGTATCAACATCTTCAGGATCAACAATGATTTCAGAGAAAGGAAGAACTTTAGAAGATGGAAGACCATTTTCCATAGTTCTGATAGAAACCATTACGGGAACATCATTAGTATCTTTTGCTCTGAAGTAGAGTTCTATTCTTGAAAGGAAAATACCCGTTTCATCATCAACCAAGAATGATTGAGCAAGAGGATTATACCATCCAATAATATTATCTTGAGATGATCTGCCAACTACATGTGTACCAACAATTTGCGTTCCTGGAGATGTGTTTACAGTCTCTTCACCAAATTCTTTCTTGTCATTGATGCGTGTGAGTCTGATGGATTCAGAACTATTGACCAAACCGGAAGCTGAGAAGTTCTCTTCAGCAATAGAAGTTACTGATTCAGCATCATTGCTTTCACTACTTGTAAGAATAAAAGATCTTTGACCACATTCAAACCTTGGGTGATATGATGTTGTTGTTTGAGGAATATAGAATACACCGAGACAATCTGATTGGTCATCCGAAATATGTCTCAGGTTAGTTACTGTAGCAGTGGCACCTGAGGTCTCACCAACCAGAACGGTTCCAATTTCAACAAAACCATAGTATTCACCTTGATACTCATTACAGAGTGAATATGTATCAATATTAATAAATGATGAGGTTGAACTATAATCACCAGGCATCAACTGACCATCATATGGGTTTGTTACATATGTCTTAGTAGGTGTGTTATATGGACCTTCTTTATGGTCGATTGTTGCAAGTCTTGCAGCAAACTTACAAGCAGTTGCACCCTTCTTGAATGAAACACTGCGAACTGCTTCTCCTGCCTGGAAAGCACCAGTGTTCATTTCAATTTCAAGAAGTTTTGGTATGCAATAGCGTGAGACCGCAGTGCCGTCAAAGTATGGGAAGAACTCTGTAGATGGTTTTAAATTCTTACCATAGAACTGAATGTTTCTAGATCTCATAAACGAGATCAGATCTCTACTTACATTTCTATCACCAACGGAAGTTTTTTCATATTCTTCGTGGACGATAGTTCTTGTTCCACCTCTAGACTCTGTACCAAGATCAAATGTCTCCTGGAATTCTTCTTGAGTTACTGTAACAGCACTCCTACGGACCCATTCGCCAGTACCAACTTGACCAGTGCCTCTTGTATTCTTCTCAGAAATCTTATCGGCAGACTGTCTGCTATCACCCTCAATGCTATCAAGAACACCAGTCCAGTTAGATTCCCAAGAATCCCAAAGAAGTGGAACGAAACCACTCTGCGGATCTAATTCATTTGTTCTATCATAGTAATCGATAGTAGCAGTATAGTTACCTTCTGTCTCAATAATTCTGCTTTGTACTCTAACTGTATCTGCCCAGGTATCACTAGCAGGAGTCAACTCCATACTACCTTGCCAGAAACTAGAAGCAAATGGTGCTACAGTTTCAGATCTAGTTGCAAAGTTCTGTGCTAACCACTCTTGGTCGGAATATTCTAGAGACAGAATATCATTTTCTTTTCTAACATTATCGCTTTCGATTACATTATAGTTGAAGTCAGTCGTTGGATCTACACCAACAACAGGACCAAAGACCATATCAATAGAATTGGTATAATGCTTAGGTCTTAATTCTTTATTTCTTCTATCAATAGAGTTTCTAATATTAGTTTGTGTCTCTTGAGTCTGGAATGAGTTGAAGTTATCAACAAAGAAACCTGACTTGAATCTATTCAGACCCTCAGAGTCTGTGATAAACATATTCTCAGTCTTGGTCTCAAGTAAGGAAAGTGACGTATAATACTCTAAATTTCTAATTCTATTCTCAAGTTGCTTGATATCACTCATTCTATATCTCTTGTTCTCAAGGAACTTCAGAGATGCCTGCTCGGGATTATAAAGGAATGGAGGAAGAGTTACAGTAGCAATCTCCAGAGCGTCTGCTACGGCGGTAGGAGGTTCTGGTTTGTCTGCAGGTGTACCATATACAACTTGGAACTTACCTTCCTTAGTCAAGAATACTCTATCAATTCTTCCCTGATAGTAAGAGAAATCAATGATAGAAGTTTCTTCTGAAGCAAAGATATTAGTAGGAGAATTTCCTGCCTGATTGAAAGTGCGACCTAAGAACTCTAGTGGCGATCTTGTGTTTTCTACAACAGAGAAGTCACTTACTCTAGGTCTAATATCAAGAATATCTGCATTAGAAATACCGTCTATAGATTGAATTTCTTTTGCATAATCAAACTGCTCATAAGACTGAATGGTTGTGAGATCGCCAGTATCATTGGCGTCAAAAGAACCCTTTGCAAAGTAAATCTTGAGTCTCTTGGTGGGTGCAACAGAAGATGGTCTTCTTCTAATCGAAGAGTATCCATAGATAGATTTCTGTTGACCAGTGCTAAACGTATAGTTAGAAGAGATATTGAAGTGATCATCATCGATAGATGATATAACTGCTTCCACTAAACTTTCTTGGAAGATTACCGTTTCACCTGCAGTAAAATCTACTTGGTTTTGTAAGACAAATGCTACTTGCAGACTGCTTGGTTTTTCTACACAGATTGCAATTGCACCACTGTTTTGACCAATTACAAGTTCGCCATTGATAACATCCGAAGTTGTAGAAGTTGCACTTGTAATATCACTGAAAGTCAATCTAGGGGCACTAGGATCGGTAAGACCACTTGACTCATAGATAGCATGAATTTTGAATACATCAGGGGTATTCAGTGAAATAATATCATCTTCTACTCTAGTACGAAAGGCATAGTTACCATAAGTAAGACCATTGTTGAGAGTAGTAGTACCAATACCAACACCATTGATACCAGAACCTTCAAGTTTAGACTTATCGAC